AGCCTATGTTGGCTCGCGTGGATCGTGGGAACTAAATCTCTACGATGACCTTGCGGATGCTGTGAAGCAAGCAGCCATTGACGTGGGTGTTCCTGTGTGGTGGGGAGCAGCTTGGCACATCAATGACATTCGAGAGTGGGATGGCACGATGGAAGAGGCCATGAACGCCTATGTTGATTTGCGCCGCAGCCAAGGAAAACGTCCATTTATCGATGGACCTCACTTTGAACTTATGATCTAAATATCGTGTGGGTGGCTTCAAACTTAACCTTGTTTATTGGTTAACGTGCTATAGACCGAATGCGCCAATCATTCATCTGCCACCCACACGACATTTTATCTTGCAATGTTTAATAATAAGAGTAAGGCTTTTTTAAACGGGAGGTTTGGTCACCACTCGTCGTTAGTTACAAAGAACCTCGTGGTGAAAGCCACGGGGGTTTTTCTTAAAATATAATCCCTACCATCATCATTAAACCAGCGCCGGATAAGAAACCCACGATGGCGCCGACCAGTCCGGCTATATGAACCTCATGTTCTGTAAACTTACTTTTCATTCGTCATCATCCCCGTTGTTCTTCACTATATTGTAGTGCTGGCACCAATATCTGACGCTACCCTCAGAGATTTTTAGCTTGATGCCTATTTCGTTCATAGATAACCCGTTTGCACGCATTTCTCTAATTAATGCTAATCTTTGTGGGTCTTTTGTTCCGCGTTTTTTTACTTGTTTGTGCTTGCTATCAGCCCAATCGCTCTCATCTTTAACTATACCATGACTGCTTTGCGTGAACTTATTCTTTTGGATATAACCCCAGGCTTTGCGGTGGGCTTCCCGCTCCCTTTTTGCCAGCTCCATCCAAGCCGTTGCCCTACTTTTAGTCGGGATAGCTTTGGCCTTGAGTTCAGCTATATTTATTTCCACGTCTACGACTTTGACCATTATATATTGTATCCTTTTTGTCTAAGGTCAGATGTGTATTGCTTCAGATCGCGCTGGGCAATGTAAAGCTCGTTCACAATGCTCGGCCTTGCGTCCTTCCGATACCGCTCGTCTTGCAAACGATCCACTTGGTTGCGCAAATATTGCAATATGGCCTGCTCGGCGGGGGATAACTTTAGCACAGCTATGACTCCTCTGCGATTTTAATTGCCCTTCTCAGGCGCATTTTCAGCTCAAGCCGTTGCAGATTAAAAATAGCCATATCTAAATAATCAATGTCTGTGTCTTGCACATGCTCAATGGAAAGGTCCACGCAATCCAAAGCAATCTTGGCTTGATCCAATGTGATCGTTACATTTTTCATTCGTCTTCCTCCATTGGTTCAATCTTACCCTTGCCATCGCAGTTATCGCAATCCTGAATTTCAGACTCAAAGTCCCCGTGCCAAGTGGCACTTTGGCGAACCCAAACCTCACGCTCGACCGTGCCATCGCCCTCACATTCAGGGCAATCAATCTTATTAATCATAACTTTTCCCTTTTAACTTCCTAGTAATCCAGTTCTTGCATATGATTTAAATATACGCAATACATATTTTGTACTTGCGCTAATATATTTTTAATATTAAGGATGGCATGTAGGTATAGGAGTGTTCCAATGGATCATAAGAAGTTAATCGGGTTTACCCAAGCTCAGAACGATGCCATCGCAGAGGCGGCGCGCAGGTCTGGGTTAAGTTTTACAGCATTCGTGCGCAGTTCCGCTGTAGCAAAGGCGGTTGATTCTGGCGTTGAAATTACGCAACCGCAGCCAGACTGATGGTCAACGGGCGCAATAAGGGCGCAAGTTTTGAGCGCGAGACAGCCAACGCCTTGCGCGATGAACTCGGAATTGGCTTTAAGCGCAATCTAATTCAGTATCAGGAAGCCGATCACGGTGACTTGACGCCTGATGATCCGGCATTCCCGTTTACCTTGGAGTTAAAGCGTTACAAGGACGGCCCTATCGGCGGTTCAATAGGCTGGTGGGAGCAAGTCAAAACCGCCGCCGAGCGTGAGCAAAAGATGCCGTGCCTGATTTACAAATACGACCGTAAGCCAATGCGATGTGTGATCCCGCTGGCTGCGCTAACCGATTGCGATCACGATTACACGGCAGAGGTCGATTTCGAGACCTTCTGCTATATTGCTAGGGAGTTACTAGGATGAAAGATCGTTACTTAATAGTTATTGCAAAGGATGCAAAAACAGTTGTGCAAATTGACGGGGCTTACTCAAGTCGTTATTCGATGGCCCATCTAGAAGATCTTTCGCAATATTGGATCGAAGAAAACCAGCCAAATCACACCAAAAAACTACGTTCCTATATTTGCAAAATTATCGACACTTATCATGATCCCCGCTGACCAACTAACCAACGCGCAATATCACGACGATGACGCGATCAGCTCATCTGACGTGAAGCTGGTCCACAGCAAGTCGCTGGCACACTGGAAAACCAAGGTCTACAAGTCCAGCGTGGCCTTCGATCTTGGCACTTGCACTCACTCAATGGTGCTTGAAGACGGCGCCGGAATGATACGCGGACCAGAAACCCGCCGAGGTAAAGCATGGTCGGAACCATACGAACAGGCGCAGGCAGAAGGTAAAACACTGCTGACCGCTGGTGACTATGATCTGGCGCAGGAGATGGCACACAGCGTGCTTTTCCATCCGGCAGGTCAGCGCATGGCAGGCCCAACAACGGTCAATGAGGCGAGCTTTTTCGCTATGGACCCAGTGAGCGGATTGCAGCTCAAATGCAGGCCCGATAGCTACTGGGACGCAAAAGGCGTCATCTATGACCTAAAAACCTGCCAAGACGCCAGCCCACGCGGCGTGGCAAAAGATATGCAGGCCTACAACTACGCCATCCAGGCTGCGTTCTATATGTACTGTTTGAACCTGGCGGGCTATGAGGCCAAACAATTCGTCTTCGTAAATGTTGAAAAGGCGGCACCCTTTGCTGTATCAACGAACATTCTATCACCCGAATATCTTGAATGGGGTATGCAGCAAATGCACCTGACCCTGGACAAGATTGCAAAAGCCAACCAAAGTCAAAAATGGGACACAGGTTGGTCAGACATCACAAACGTGATTGATCTGCCACGATGGCTGCAAGCCGATTTTTAAAACTAGGAGAAAACCATGTACAACAAAGATCACTTTAAGAAAATCATGATCCGCAATGTGGAATTTAAATGGCCCCGCCTGAACGCCACCTATCGCTATAATGCAGCGGAAAAACGCAGCGAGGAGGCCGCGCCAACAGCACAGGGCGCTGCGTACTCTATCAATTGGGAGATGGGCGAGCAGGAAGCTAAAAAGCTCTATAGTGAACTAAAAGCACATTATGAAGCTCATAAAAGCGAACCGTTTCAAAAAGTATTTGGCATGAAGAAGCTGGAAAATGGTAACTATGAGTTTAAAGCCAAACGCAATGGCGTAACCTCACAAGGCACTTTGAACAAAAAGCCAGAGGTTATTGACGGCATGAAGAAGGCGCTGGCAGACGTAGCTTTTTGGAGCGGCTCAAAAGGGAATATACAAGTGTCTGCTTACCCTTCTCAAAACCCGCAAACGAACCCGCCAGAGAATGGCATCAGCCTTTTGATTCAAAAAGTGCAGGTCACTCACGCCGTTTACGGTGACGATCTCGATGACTTCGATGAGGTGCCAACTACAATTGCTGGCGGCGTTGAAGAAGCTCTTGATGACTTTGGGATAGTAACAACGCCAACAGAAGCACCGGCGGCTGATATAGCCGCAACGCTAGAGGATGACGAAATCCCGTTCTAGACAAATAAAAACCCCTGCCGATAGGGACATTGGCAGGGGTTACTAGGAAGAAAGTCCGGTGATTGGTGTGAAAGGGTCCGAACATGAATACTTTAACAAAAAACAGCGAGGTTGGCAAGAAGCAGCTATTGTTAGCACATGGCGCTCTTGATACAAAAATCAATGATAAAGATTTAGAATACGAAGGCATAAATTTATCTAATATAGCAAAACTTGTCAGCGAGCCGCAGGCTAAAGAAAAGGCCGATGCTTCTTTTATCATTCCCTCGGTGTACCGCGAACACGATGGCAGAAACCATGCTATTCAACGCGAGCATGGCGAATATTGGATGCTGGCCTTAGACGTGGACGAAGGCGATCCATCACTTATAGAACTGCGAACCGCTGTTGAAACAGTCACAGGCAATTCATCCGCGCTGATATACTCTTCATCCGGTGCCAGTGAAGACAACCGCAAGTGGCGCGTTTTGATCCCCCTGGCACTCCCGATCAGCGGCGAGGACTACGCAGAAGCACAGCTCGCATTTTTTGACCTGATGCAGTCTGAAAATATAGCCTGTGATTCTGCGTTATCTCGCACCGGCCAGCCCATATATTTGCCCAACGTGCCGCCAGCGCGCA